ATTGCACATGGCTTTGAAATCCTCTTGGCCTTGATTGAATTTCTTGATGGCCTGGGCATTGCGCTTGAATTCTATTGCAGCAAAGCGTCCGTCTTCTATAAACACGATATAATCTGCCACGCCAGCCACTACGCCGATTCTAGCGCGCCGGATATGCTGCTGTACACTGCATTTACGCTCGTTTTCTACGTGAAAAACATATAGGTCTTTTCTGAATTGGTTCATTAAACTTAGCGTCTGGTATTCGTGCCAAAATCGGGAGCACAAGGCGTATTCATCCTCTTTGGCGGGGTTGTATTTTTCCATTTTCAATACTTGACAAGTTTTGCCAACTAGATAACATCTCTTATATCTATTAATCAATAGCTTATTGAGGTTTGCAATATGCATGTAAAATTTCCAATGTGGCAGCATATGTTTATCAACGTCTTGTTAGTTTGCGCTATATTTGGCTCTTGCCTTCTACTAGAGTGTAAATTAAGTTCAGATGAACCAACCGTAGTAGCGAGCGCTGAAAAATGACCATGAATGTAGGCAAGTTGATAGAGATTCTAGATGCTTATGATCCCCATAGCTTGGTGAAAGTATTCGATCACTCCCTCAATGAGCTCTCTCACATAGATAAAGTGATAGATAAGGGCTATGAAGACGGAGTGAATGTGATTCTTTGTATTAAGGAAGACTGATGAAGATTAAAGAATGGATAGAGTGCTTGGAGTCTTTAGGCGATGAGGATGCGCTGGTAGGCGAAATCCGTGAATATAACGGAAACACTTACTATGATCTCACCATCACTACCGATTTGGGCGATGGTGAGTTTTATGATTGTACGCCGGAAGAGGATGATTAAGGTAGAAACTATTTATAAAACCTTTCAACCTTAAGGAAAGTTCTTTTCTTTTTATGAGAGCTATGTTACTGATATTTATAGGTAATAGTGGTGGTTATGACGACTGACAAACTTGACATTAAAAAAAAATCGTTCTTAGAGGCACTCTCAAAGAGTCTAGGTATTATCTCCACGGCATGTGGAAAAAATGGTATTTCTAGGCAAACTTTTTACACGTGGCGCAATGCTGATCCAGTATTTGCACAAGCATGCCAGGAAGTTGAAGAAAATGCTATAGATTTCGTTGAATCCAAGTTGTTGGAACTTATAGCGGAGAAAAACCCCGCTGCATGTATCTTCTTTTGTAAAACTAAAGGCAAGAGCCGTGGCTACATAGAACGCAATGAATTCTCCGGTAAAGACGGCGGTCCAATACAAATTGAGCAACTCACTGAGTCTGAAACCTCGGTACTTGCACGCATTAAGCACAACATAATAGAAGAGCACAAAGCGTTAGAGGTATCTTAATGGAGATAACCGCGTGGTATGACGAGGCAAAGCGCGCTAAGGCGTTAGAGAATGTTTCAGAGATATATTACTATATGGTGCATGCGACGAGAGTAGAAGAGCGCAGGAATTGGGCTATAGCTTATACCAAATTACTTAAGTGCGAGTGCTCACATATAGATGAAGGCGGTTCATGAATGAAGACCGCATGCTACTTAAAGACGGTTTAAAACGCTATTTAGCACCATTTATAGAGCAGGTAGTTCACACAGTATCACCAGAGGCGGATTATATCCATAATTGGCATATAGATCTTATCGCTCAGTATTTGCTTGCGTGCCAGAAGGGCGATATTAAGCGTCTTATCATCAATATACCACCTAGACATCTTAAATCCATTAGCGTCAACGTAGCGTTCCCCGCGTGGCTTCTAGGGCATAACCCAGGTGAACAGATCATGTGTGCATCATACTCGCAAGATCTCAGCTTCAAACACGCCCAAGATTGCAGACTAGTAATGCAACAGCAATGGTATAAGGATTTATTCCCTGAGACTCAAATAGTTGAAGACCAGAATACTAAGCGTAAGTTTATAACCTCAGCACGGGGCCACAGGATCGCTACCAGCGTTGGAGGCACTGCAACTGGCGAAGGTGCCCAATACTTAATCGTTGATGATCCAGTGAGCGCTAAACAGGGCGAATCAACCGCATTCAGAGAGTCTGCTAACGTATGGTTCGATCAAACCTTCTCAACCCGGCTTAATGATAAACGCACAGGCTGCATCATAGTAATCATGCAACGCCTCCATGAAGAGGACCTTACAGGGCATTTGTTGGCTAAGGGCGGTTGGGAGCACTTATGCCTACCGATGATAGCAGAATGCGACCAGAAGCTCAGCAAAGGCTATATCAATGTAGATCGCAAGACTGGCGATCTCTTACAGCCCACACGCATAGACAATGAAGAGATAGCTCGCATTAAGAATGAAGTTGGCTCGTATGCCTTCTCAGGGCAATATCAACAGCGTCCGAGTCCTGAGGGTGGAGGAGAGTTCCGGACTGAGTGGCTTATGTACTATGATGCGCTCACGCCAGGCACACTTAACTACTACATCTTCGTTGATCCCGCTAATACCAAGGGCAAGGATTCGGACTACACAGCTATGGTTGTGATGGGTGCCGGAGGTGACCGTAATTTATACTTAGTGGATATAATACGTGACCGTTTAAACGTACGCGAACGGGAAGATAAGCTATTTGAGTTGCATGCTAAATATAAGCCCAAGTCCGTAGTCTATGAGAAATACGGCATGCAGTGTGATGCTGACTGGCTGCGTAAGGCTATGGATGATCGCAACTACCGGTTTCACATTCAGGAAGTTGGTGGGAAAGTCTCTAAAGAAGACCGCATTAGGCGCTTGATATCATATTTTGCGGATCGCAAGATCTTTATGCCTAAAGTGCTTTACAAAACCAATTACAAAAACCAAGCTGTAGATGTAATCAACGAGTTCGTAGTGCAAGAATATTCCACCTTTCCCGTTGGTTTACATGATGATTTGCTTGACGCTATGAGCCGCTTATGCGATATAACAATACAGTACCCGGGCCACAATACCATAAACTACTATGAGCTTTACAGATGATCCAACATCCCAACCCACTCAAACAAATCATCGATGAAATTAAAACACGGCTCGATGAGCTTGAAACCGAGATGAAAAACATTAAATGGATATCAACTGAATCACTCAAGATAGTTGAAGAGAATGAATTACTCATCAAAGCGATGGCTCTCGATATTGAAGAGTTGACGAATGTCAGGTTTAAACATAGTCTAGACCCTGTGGTTGGGCTTAAACCTGAGCGTAAGATAATGCGCAAACCGAGAGAGAAGATATGAATAACGACATCTTAATAGAAGCGTTGCGAAAATGGCATAATGAAATGAATGAACAGTTTAAAGTTATAATGGCTTATCATACACGTGATAATTCATGGTTAGCTAAAGATGGAGTAACTTTTGTTTGTAATGCGGACGAGTTAGATGGTGCAATATCAAAAAACAATAAAGGTAGACGCGCTCATGAATTAATGAGCGCGATAAGTAGACATTTAGAAGTAGTAGACTTGTATAATCAATTAAGGATTAGCGGTACGATTACTAAAGTTGATGGGGATGATCTCCAAGAGCGAGCAAATTATTATAATATATTATCTGCTGAAGCTGCATGTGAATTACAACAATTAGAAAATGAAACAAACCTGGAAGTAAAACATGAGTGATCAAATGAAACTTGAAGACTTAGAAATCAGAACCGAGATCAATAAAGAGAAATGGCTTAAATTTGATTTTGAATTAGCAACTATGCAGGATTCGATATCTTTGTTGAACTTCAAAGTCGATAAGCTGTTAGAGCGCATATCATCTCTTGAAGCATCTGTGCTCACGGCCATGTTAGCGATACGCCAATTACAAGAGAAGCTTGAAGAACCTGACAAATAACTTACTCAACTGATATATATACAATTCCTTGATAAGCACATAAAACTGAGATAATCTCTAACGTATTGAAATATAAATCATTACTTAGATGTTACTTGATGAGCCAAAAGAACTACTGGGCATGGAAGATGATGAAGAAATCATCAGAGAAATGGAAAAGCGCATCAATGAAAACTTAATGATCGAGCAAGATTGGCGCGAGATTGAAGTACGTGAGTCTTTTGCCCTTTATGAAGGTGACCAATGGATTAAAGACGATATAGAACGTCAAAATGCCAATGGCATGCCTATCATCTCTATTAATAGGGTAAAGCCTGTAATCCAATCAATAGTTGGCTTTGAGATCCAGAACCGCTTAAATGTTAAATATATCCCACGGCTTAATGACGCTGAGCAAAATGGCTTTAATGATGTGCTCAATAATGCTGTAAAGTACATAGAACAAAAGACAGATGCGGATCTAGAGTACACTCTTGCCTTTCAGGATATGCTAATCTGTGGTGTTGGTGCAACAGATACACTGATGGACTATAGTAAGCCTCCATATGATGGCGAGTTCAAAGTTGAACGCGTTATGCCTGCGTTTCTATTTTGGGATCCGGCAGCTAGACGCAAGAATAAGATGGATTCTGATTACGTGGTACGTCTCAAGGTGGTTAACCGAGACATCATCCGTCAGGAATACGGTGTTGAGTACTTCAATGATATATATTCCAGTGCTTTAGACGCGCGAATACTAGAATTCTTCCAAGCCGTACTTGCAGTTAAACAGCTAGGCGTAGTTTACGAATACCAATGGCGCAAGAAAAAACCTTTCTATCAGGTCGCGAACCCTTTTAGAGAGTTGGACCCTGCGCAGTTGGCTGTTGAGAGTGGCATCATGACAATGGACGGCGTAGATGAGTTCGTAACCATGCTTGATGCCACAATGGCTTTTTATGCTGAGAAGTACAATTTTAATCCAAAACTAGATCAGACCTTTGCCATCACTGAGAAAGGCGATTATAGCCAATTCCGCGAAGCTATGAAGTTCTTTGGGATCAAAGTCACTAATGCTAAACAGTACCGATACAAATACTACCGGGCTATTATCACCGGCAATAACGTGGTTAGTAAAGCTGAGAATTACTCTCAGGACGGCTTCTCAATCAAATTCATGACTGGGGACTTCTCAGAGCTCACGCAATACGATTATGGCCTTCTGCGCTCTTGTAAAGCTCCGCAAAGGCTACTTAATCAAGCTATATCAGATTACCAAGGATATTTGAATACCATTCCTAAGGGAGGCGTTAATATAGAGCGTGACGCAGTATCGGATATCCAAGGGTTCTTAGATACCTATACCAAAGCCAAGCAAGTTACTATATTTGAACCCGGTGCCTTGTCGGGTGGTAAGGTTATGCCTAAGGTAGCACCTCCGCTACCTCAAGGCATGTTAGAAATGATCCAATATGCAGATGCACAGATTATGTCTGTATGCGGGGTTACACCTGAGCTTATGGGGATGATGAACACTAAAGAGCAGAATAGCTCCTATATGCGTCAGCAGATTAAGCAAGGGCTTACTACACTTAGTACATATTTTGATGCTAGGCGTTCGTATCTGCAAGAGCAAGCGCGTCTATACATAGACTGTGTCCGTGTACTTGCCGAAAACAATGAAGGCAGACTAATACACAATGTCCTCGGCGAAGTAAACGAACAGTATGTCCCGCTACTTAGAGATAATATAGCAGCTGAATACGATGTTGTCATAGAAGAAATGCCAATGTCTCCGGATCAAAAAGAAGATACCTTCTTGAAGCTACTAGAGATGCAGAATGTAATGCTTAATAAGCCTAATCCAGTAGACCTCATGCCGCTAATACTTGAGTATGCGCCATTTGAGCAATCGGTTGTCAAAGAGCTTAAAGCGATGATTCAGCCACCACCACCAGCAGAACCAGATCCGGTGAACCAACGCTTGCTTACTACTGAAGCAGACTACAAAGCGGCTTCTGCATACAAGATAACCATGGAAGGCTTAGAAAAAGAACAAACCATGCGTTATGCACCGTATAAGACTATTGCCGATATCAACCTCACAGAAGCAAAAGCAGCGTCGGAGGTAGCAAAGATTGCGGATCTAACACATCAACAAATAGATAGACGGATAGCATCAATATTTAATCAGCAATTATAGGAGAATTATGACTGATAGTATACCACAAGAAGGCAGAATAACCCCACTTAACGCAGAAGTGTTAGGCAATGAAAACAGCTTTAGAGCGGCGCTTGCAAAAGCAGAATCTCGCTCCGAGCCAGAAGATACGCCCGCTCCAGAAGAAATCCCGCAAGATGTAAAGTTGGCGACCCGCGAAAGTGAAACTACCGAGGAATCCTCTAGTGTTGACGACATTGATGTCGCGAACATCGATGAGCCATCCGGAGATTCCGGAGAACTGGAAGCGGACGCGCCAGAAGCAGAGACAAAAGGTCATTTAATCCCCAAGTCACGCTTTAACCAAGAGATCGAAAAGCGCAAAGCACTAGAAGGCCAGCTCGTTAAAGAGCGTGAGGAACGTATCCGCTATGAGACACAGCTTGAAATGCTTACCAATATGCACCAGCAAGCACAACAAGCGCCACAACAATCACAACAATCATCCATAGATGATATAGATCCATTAGATACCGATACCTATAACTATGCTAAGCGTGAGATAGAAGCATTAAAAATGCAACTACAAAATGTTGCTCTTGAAACTCAGCAACGCACTCAAGAGATGCAATACCATAATATAGTTACCGCTCAAGAGGCCGCATTCTCTAAAGAAAACCCAGATTTTAAAGATGCTATGAAGCATGTTCAAGATGTAGAATTTAATATCGCTAAAGACTTGTTAGGCGATGATAGGGCTGCTAATGAATATGTGGGGGCTAAATTGCGTGACGTATTAACACGCTCTTTGAACAGTGGCAAAAATGCCGCTGACACAATCTATAAAATGGCAAAAAATTATGGCTATAGTACAGTTAAAGCACAATCCAAAGCCCCCCCGTCTAAGGACATTGGGGCGATCGCAAAAAACATGGAGCGCAGCGCCAATACTAGCAATTTGGGCAATAGTGGTAATTTTGGTGCTATTCCTACTGACATAGCAGCTGCCATGAATAAGTCGGGCAATCCTCTCTCAGGCGTCAATCCAGAGTCCTTTCATAAGATGTTGGACCGCTTAAGATAATACCGTTCGGGAATATATGATCTATTTTATACTTTAAATCCTGCTAATATTACCGTACAGTAATATTGGTAGAGTTAATAATAGTTGTTGATTCTGCATGCAACTAAGTTATTGTAATATATACGGCTTTGCTTGTTCTCGGCTCTTTATAACAAGTTAGGGAATATAGGCGAAGCCATACTTGCATTTGGGCGACGATACAGCCAACGGAGCTAAGCAACTCCCTAAAAGGTTCGAGCTAAGGTAGCCTCGATAAAACACCTCGTACACGGCAAGAAATACATAAAAATATTTCAACCTTTACGAGGACATTCAACATGGCAGTAACCACGTTTAATACCAACTCGGCATCGGTAGTAAAGTTATGGTCTGAAAGGACCCTATATGACTTTGTAACTGACACAGAAATGCTAGGCCAAATGATGAAGGCTGGCACTCTGCGCCGCGTTGACAACACATCCAAAACTGCGGGCGACCGCGTGACTATTTCATTCTTGAACAGACTTACAGACCAAGGCTTACTTGGCATGCAATCTGCTACAGGTCTTGAATCAGCACTTACATACTTCACTGATAACGTAAACATTGACCAACTACGTATTGTAGTAGAAAACCCTGCTGCGTACACTATCGATGCTCAACGCGTGCTTTATGACATCCCAGAAGACACTTATCGTGTTGAGTCTGAATGGATGAAGACTCGTGGCCTTCTTGGCGCGTTTAATCAGCTTGCTGGTAATACTGCGACTACTATCA